AATGCAAATTTTGCCCTACTCAATATGATGCAGAGATCATTTACCCGTTGAGAAAAGGGCTTTGACACAAGTGCCAGATGGTTATCTAAAGCAATCGACTCAATAATTTAAATAAATAACTAGGAACGGAGTTCCTACATGGCCATTGAAGTTGAAACCAGTCTTAACACACTAAAACAAAATCTCATTGAATATGTGCGCCTACAGTTGGGTTCACAAATCATTGACCTTGAGCTGGATGCAGAACACTACGAATCCGCGTACCAACGCACTCTGGGCGTGTATCGTCAGCGAGCACAGAATGCCTACGAAGAAAGCTACAGTTACTTGGAACTGGTAGATGGTGTGGCCATCTACGATTTGCCACAGGAAGTTATTCAAGTCAAACAAATCTTTCGAAGAACATTTGGAAATTCTCAAGGCCCGTTTGCATCAAACTTTGATCCATTTGCACAGGCTCAAATGAGCGTGTATCTCATGAACTTCAATGTGGCAGGCGGCCTGGCCACATACGACTTTTACAGCCAATATGTGGAACTGGCTGCTAGAATGTTTGGCGGCTACATGAACTTCACATGGAACCCAGTTACTAAAAAACTGCAACTGATTCGCGATCCCAACGGATCTGGCGAAAATGTACTGTTGTGGACCTATAACCTCAAGCCAGAATTCAATCTGTTGCGCGACTTCCAAATATCACAATGGATTCGTGACTACATGGTGGCCAACTGTAAAATGATCATTGGTGAAGCTAGAGAAAAGTTTGCGCAGATAGCAGGACCCGGCGGTGGCAGCTCACTAAACGGTGCTGCAATGAAATCAGAAGCGCAGACACAAATGGACAACTTATTGGTGGATCTCAAGAACTATGTGGATGGCAGTGAACCACTCAGTTGGGTAATTGGCTAATTGGATAGATTTTTTTAGTTGACAAAATCCATTTTTAGCGTTATAATTTAAAAATGGATTGTATGATTGACATTGAAGGGCTTGCAACAGGCCCAGAAACTACTATTTTAACTATAGCTTGCCAGACCTTTGACCCGCTAGGCAATGGATGGTATGAGCACAAATATTACACTCGGGTGACTTTAGAAAGCCAACCCAATCGTAGTATTGATCAGGGAACCATTGAGTGGTGGGCCACTCAACCTGCAGCCGCACGAGACGAAGCATTTAGCGAAGAAAATCGAATTCCGCTAGACCAGGCACTAACAGAACTACACAAACTTTGCTGGAAATGTAATCGTGTCTGGATGAATGGTCCAACGTATGATGCAAATATTTTAGAACATGCATACAAAAGCTACAACATGGGGTTGCCTTGGCAATTTTATAAAATTAGAGACACTAGGACCGTTTACAGCCTGTGGCCCGAGCTGCCCAAACCGCCCACAAGCCACCATGCTTTGGAAGATTGCCGTAGACAAATTGCCATGTTGCAGTCAACACTACAACATCTAAACGTGAAGGAACTGTCATGATTATTGGCGTATGCGGATTCATCGGGTCTGGCAAAGACACTGTTGCAGATTACCTGGTGAACTTTCACGAATTTCGAAGAGAGAGCTTTGCCAACAGCCTAAAAGATGCGGTGGCAAGTGTATTCGGGTGGGACAGAATCATGCTGGAAGGACGCACTAAACAAGCTCGTGAATGGCGTGAACAGGTGGACCCATGGTGGGCCAACCGCTTGAATATGCCAGATCTTACTCCTCGGTTGATGCTGCAACTGTGGGGCACAGAAGTTTGCCGTAGAGGATTTCATGATGATATTTGGATTGCTGCTTTAGAAAATAAATTGCGACACAGCAAAGACCATATTGTTATCAGCGATTGCCGTTTTCCCAACGAAATCCAATCAATCAAAGCAGTTGGCGGCATTGTGGTGCGTGTGACACGTGGACCAGAACCTGCCTGGTATGATGCA